TGCACAGTCTTACCCAGACCCATCTCATCGCACAAGAAACCACCTTTGGGTCCCGACGTTTGATTTTCCATTGTGAGCATCCAGAGAACACCTTCGCGTTGGTAAGGGGCAAAAAGCCTACCATTCAGGGTGTTCTTAGCAAGCGTGTATTGGTCTTCAATCGTCATCGTAAAAGTCTTCTTCGGGAAGCGGTTCAATTTCACAAACGACCGGTTCAGGTTCCTTTTTCTTACGAGTTTTCTTCAACTTAGGTTTTGGAAGTTCATCAAGGTGTTCTCGGTAATAGAGAACCTTATCCCAAAATTCTCGCATCACTGGAAGATATTTCTTGAACCATTCGCGATCACGAGGAACGTTAACCACATCAAACTCTTCGGGCCTAGGCCAATTTGTTTCTGCGGGCTTGTACTGGATGAAGTCAGCCGATTCCAAGTCTAAAATCTCCATACAAAGTTGGAGCTGTGGCATATAGTGTTCAGGTACTTCACCTGGTATGATAGCTCTTTGGGGGGGACACTTAATCTCAACGAGTTTGCCAGATTCTGATACACCGTCGGGGCTTCCACCCAACCAATTGTGTTCGGGATGGGGAACGAGCCCAATCTCATGGACGACTTCCCCATGACGCTCTTCATATAAAATCCTCGCTTCATCTTCGTATTTCTCACCGTGACGGGTAGCTGCGTTACCTGTGAATTTCTCACCGACACCACACTTCTTGAGAAGAAGTTCATCGGGTGTTTGGTATTTATTCACACCTATGGCAGAAGCTGCATCAGATGCTGTGAGCATGTTTCCGCGGAGAGCCAACCATTCCTCACTCTTCTGTGCCGCATAGTCCCTTTCAATTAGGGCTTTAACATTCGGATGCATATTAATTTAATTGAAGTTGTATCTTTTAAGTTCATCCATCACTTGAAAATACATCTGGGCCGCGTTTTGCTCAGCCTGTTTCTTACTTTTTGCTGCACCTCTGGAACAAAATAGATTGTTGATATAGATATCTATGTAAAAAATGCCTTCATGGTGAGCAGCGACACGATATTCAGGAAGTTGCCAGTTGTTAACTTGGCAATATCGCATGAGGTGATCTTTGTAGTTGTCGTCAATCATGATGGAATTTAGATCGACGAGTTTTGGATCCTGGTAAATTCGAAGAATAAACTCTTTTGCATGAATGAGACCGATATCCATATAGATCGCACCGATGAGAGCCTCGAATACATCTTCCAAAATCTTTGGATTGTTGTTCCATCCATTTCGCATGCCCTTCTCATCCATGATGACGAGTTCATTTAGACCAAGAGCATTTGCAATACGAGCTAATGTCTCACCACGAACGAGCTTGGTACGAGCTTTCGTGAGGAAACCTTCTTGACGACTTTCGAAACGATCAAACAAAAACTTAGTGATGACAAATCCTAGGACAGAATCCCCAATAAATTCAAGGGTCTCGAAGGACTCTGTAAATTGTTCATACTCCTTGAGAGCACTTTTGTGTGTAAAAGCCTTTTGGTACAAATCAAGGTTTTTGATCTTTGTACCAACAAGTTGTTCAGCCCTTTCTTTGGTAATGAAAGTGACCATGTTTTATTAGAATATGTTTCTTATTTTTAAGCCTCCTTCTTGACGTAGTGAGGGGAGAGGAACTTCTGGAGGTTAAGGTAAGTCACCTGAACGTCTGCGGGGGGTGCGAGGAGATCGCGAAGCTTGTCGTCGAGGATGATCTGGCGACCGTTGTCGGGGTGCTTAAGGCCGTTGTCGATGATGTACTTGTTGACGACCTTGGTCACTTCGGAGCGAGAGATGAGCTCACCAGCAGGAAGCCCAAGGAACTCACGCAACTTAGGTGTGACATCTTGCTTACGGTTGAATCCGTTGTTAGCGGCACGAGCCTTCGCCTTCTCACCGTCAGGGTCTTCCTGAGTATTCTTGATCTTACGAATGAGCTTAGTCAAATTCTTGACTTCGGTGCGGAGGGCGGCGAGCTCGGATTGAATGGTTTCGAGAGACATTATATCTTTCTTACTTGCTTAATCTTTAAGTCCCTGAAGAAGTATATCGTCGCTACGGTAACAATCAGCCATAGTAAAAAGAGGAATTTCCTGTTGCTCAAGGTGACAAACTTTGGACGATCTATGTACCTGAAAGGTTGTCTAGACCCATCATCAGGGCATCCACCTGCACAACAGTCCGTGGGGCACGGGAGAACATTTGGTCCTTTCCTGACACCACACCATTGTTCCTTACTACCATTGTACGCATAGCAGCGACATGGTTCGATCACGTTACACACCATATTATTATATCACGATATAATAATGGATGATCACATTTATTCGGAGGCTGTCATAAATAAATTCATCAATGAAAATCTTTACTTCAAGGATGTCAAGTTGAAGAAGTATTATGAGAGGAATTTACAGAGAGATCTTGGGAAATTCCGTGCTCGACTCATCAGTGCACACAAAGACAAAGATTTCGAGAAGATCATGTATGTGTTCGTCACCGATTCCGTTCGTGACATCATACTCGACACCATCGGTGAACTCACACAGTTCCTACACGATTCTGGTGATCTTATAGTCAGTGGTGGTGAAGCATTCAATCTCTATATGGACTATGAAAATCGTATAGTGACGAGTGACATTGATGCCAAGTTTGTACCTCGCATTCCGATGAATGAAAAGTATTTTGGAAAACTTCAAGCAGTCAAACTTCTACTCTGGAACAAGATGGGCGAATTGGCCAAGCGACTGAGTGTACGCATCAAGAAGCGAATTATGGCGATGCAGAAAAAGCATTCCAAATTGTTCAAGTTTTTGGGTATCGGTTTCAAAAACAGTGGACCTTACGTGACGAGACGCTACAGTCTCATCAAGAAAAGGAAGGCTGCTACGAACAATAGACCCAGTAAAGGTGACATTTTCATCGATGTTGAATTGTTCGCACTCGATTTAAAAATTCGTTATTTCTCCCCCAAATCTGGAAAGATTGAAGATGTTAGCATGGGTGGTATTCTCGATATCCCCTTCATGCGCGTGAAAGAATTTGGCTATGAGGTGGCTCTCACAAAGCGTAAGGGTGTCACTTACAGGGATATAAACAGTGGTAAGTTGATCAACGATAAGCGACTCTTTGTCGCGAGTAAGGAGTTCCTCATCGAGGACATTTACCTCATGCACAAACTTAATCTTCGTCCAGAGAAGAAAGAGAAGGATCGTCAGCGTCTCGTCAAGTTATCCAAACTTTTTGATAAACGTATCAAGGCGAGCGAAACTATTGACGAGGTCTTCAAGCGTATATCTCCCAAGATTGTCACAAAGGTATCTGTACCCAGAAAACCTACAAAAGTTTCCATCAGCAAGGCGATGAAAGTTGATCCCCGAAAGTACAATAATTACACGAGTGAACCGTCGAAGGAAAAGTTGTCCAAACAGATCGTGCATGGTCTGAAACCTGTCGTTAAGAACACAAATGTAGAGGGCTACAATAAATCTTCAGGAAACCAACGTTTCAACACAAAAAATCTTAAATGGAAAAAGGTTCAAAATAACGCTTACGTTAAAAACGAGTACCCATTGCGTCCAGAGAACGCCAAACCACTTCCAAAAAATATGAACACAACCAAGACCCTCTATGGTTACAAACCCAGGAGAAATGATTGGGTTCCAAAGACTTTACTCAATAAGGCTGCTACTATACCATTTGTTGGGTTAAAGAAATGAGACCAAAAGTATACATAAAATGATCTACAACGCTCCCGCCAAAGGTGATGATGGTCTCTATTTCGTGAAGGCTCTCAATGACGATAAGCGCAAGTGCCTCGTTCAGCTTAACAAGGTTAAGATTGCCGATATTTCAGGCGAGATCGTGATGGATGTCGTCTCCGAAGGCAACATCAAGAAGATCGAGGACATCGACGCACGTAACCTCTCCGCTGCTCATGAGAATTGTGAGACTTGGTTCGGTAAGCAGCTTTCGGAAGGTGTCATCAAGGGTGCATACACCTCCAGCCTCAAGGATGGTCAGGTGACATGTGATCGCCTCGACATCACCAAGGTCTTCAACGCACAGCAGGAGCTCATCGACTTTGATGGCGTCCAGCCCGAGAAGACTTGTGATGTCATCCTCGAGTTCGCTGGCCTCTGGTTCGCCAAGAAGGCTTTCGGTTCCACCTGGAATGTCGTCCAGGTCAGGGTCCATGATGATCCCATCATCGACACTTACCCAGAAGAATATGCTTTCGTTGACGAGGATGACCAATAAAAAAATTGTTATACATATATAAAAGATAATGAAGGGTCGTAACCAGAACATCCTTATGCTGGTCGCCGTCGCTGCTCTGATCTTCCTCCTTTTTTCCATGAACAACAAGTCCGGCTACGCCATCGTCGAGCGTGAGTACACCCCTTTCGGTTTCGCTCCCTCTGCCGGCCCCGTCGCTGCCCCAGCCGACGTTGTGTGTGGTGGTATGAACAAGGGTACCGGCCTCGCGTCCTCCCTCCTCCCCCGTGAGGTTGCGTCCGCTGAGGACTTTGGGCAATTCGCCCCTGAGGATATCCTCAAGGGACAGAACTTCCTCGAGCCCCGCAAGCAGATTGGCTTCCCCGAGACTGTTGGTGGTGCTCTCCGCAACGCTAACCAGCAGATCAGGGCTGATCCTCCCAACCCCAAGGATCCTTACGTGTGGAACAACTCCACCATCGTTCCTGATCTCATGCAGCGTGGTCTCTGCGCTTAAAGATTAGATGTTAGTACAATGTAATAAAATGACCTCTGTTTCACCTGATCTCTCCGAGAATGTCTCTAAGCTGGTAGAGCTCACGAAACAATTAGCCGAAGCGAAATCTGATATTAAGATCCTCAATCAGGAGGAGAAGCGTCTCAAGGAGACCGTCAAGAAGCATATGATCGATCAGGGTATTGATACCATCAACCTCAGGAAAGGTAAGATCAGTCTTCGTAAGTCCGTCAGGAAGTCTGGTATGAACAAGGATGCTATCAAGGAAGGTCTCATGACCTATTTCGGTGGAGACGAGGCCAAGGTTGAGGGTGCCTTAAATGCTATTAAGGACGGTCTAAAGACGAAGGAATCCACTTCTCTCTCCCTAACTGGTATAAAGGATAAGCCCGAGAAAGAAGATAAGTAAAAAACAATGGTTTGGAGCCAATACGTTTTCGAAGCGACCACCGGTTTTGACACATACGCCAGTGATGACGATGATTTTAACGATAACACTCCTCTGAGTATTGAAGATTGGGAAGTCGAATACTCAGATGAACTACATATGATGTGGAATACCATCAGGACGTTAATGTATGACGCCCAAATTGAACATTCAGGTAAATTTTGCGACTTTGTGGAATTTTGTTACAAAGAACATGATTCATACCACGAACGTGTGACGTGGGAATACCAGGAGCAGACGCGTTGGTTTGAGGAGAAACTCGCGCACATCTGGCGAAATCTCAGGAGAACCGTTAATGACAATGGTCTCCATGAAGAACTGATGCGAGGTGCAACATTCTATCACTTTGCTGACTTTGCTAAAAATTATATGCGTATATACTAAATGCTCCCCGACGTTACGTCTCAAAAAGTTGCCATCCCTGCCGCCCTTTTTCTCGCGCTCAGCCCCGGTGTTCTCGTGACCACCGCGGGCAAGAATGTCAAGTTCATGAACGGCAAGACCAACCAGATGGCTATCTTCTTCCACGCGTTGGTGTTCTTCCTCGTGTACAGCCTCGTCGCTCGCGCGATGGGTCTCGTGCTCACCAAGACCGATCTCCTCGTGACCACCTCTCTCTTCCTCGCCCTCAGCCCCGGTCTCCTCCTCACCCTACCCCCTGGCTCGGGTGGCGTCTTCCGCTCTGGTCAGACCAGCATTCCCGCTGCCCTGACTCACGCGATCGTCTTCGCCGTAGTTTTTGCGCTTTTACGCAAGCAATTTCCTCAGTTCTACTAAGTAAGAAGATGAAGTATCTCGTCCTTGGTCCAGCGTCCATGGGGATATTCTCACTCATAGGTTCTTTAAAAGCACGCGAATCTTCACTGGCAGATGTGAAAGAGATTTCAGGTTCTTCGGCGGGTGCAATTTTGGCGTTGTTTTTGGCTGTTGGGATGTCCGTGGATGAAATTCTGGACACGTCTTTATCAATAAATATCCCCAACTTTGTTAAAATACGTCTAGGCTCATTTTTTAACAAATTTGGATTTGTTGATATGGGTCCTATTCGTAAAAAGTTGGTGGACATATGTGGAGGAGATCCAACATTCGAAGAGTTGGAAACAAAAATTTACATTTCAGCATACTGTCTAAATACTCTAGAGACTGTGTACTTCTCTCGTGATACACATCCGAATATGAAGGTCATAGATGCAGTGTGTATGAGTATGGCTGTTCCGTTCATATTCTCATGTGGAACCTATGATGGAAATACATATGTGGATGGTGGAATGAAGGAAGATTATCCACTCACACCGTTTATAGATAAGAAACCACACGAAATTACATGTATCAAACTTAGGATGAATAGAATTTTCAGGGAAAGTATCGACAACCCAAAACAATTCGTTGATCTACTCGTTCGCTCAGCACTCTTGAATCGTGAAACGTTTCATACACACGCAGAAGTAATAGAGGTTAATGTAGGTGACACGGATGTATTTAATTTCAATATGGATTACGAAGAGAAATTACGATTGTACAACATGGGATATTTGACGTAACACTTTTTTTATCAGTTTACTATATATGTTGGAGGTCTGCGATCCAGAGGCCGACCTTGATGTCCTAAAGAAACTCATCAAGATGAACACAGGACATACAATTAAACTGACAAAAGAACAAACATGTCAAGTCTATGACGATATCAAAGCTGGGAAGTTGCCTCTCCCCCCTTTGATCATGAGCCCCAATAAGACCTACCTTGTCGATAAGAAGTCACCTCTCAAACCCGCAGACTATGAAGTTCTGTTTGATTCATCATCTAAGCGTGCAGACATTAAGAAAGTTGCACGTAAAGTTGGTTTGGTGCAACTCGATCAGATGACCAAGAGTCAAATGATCGATTCTATCGGTAAGCGTCTGAGGTACATGAAAATTCATGAACCCGTGAAGATTGGTCAGAAGCGCCGAGCCATCGTCAATAAGGAAGTTTTCAACAACACAGCAGTGATGAACAACACAGCAGTGAATTATAACGTGAACACAGCTCGTAGGAATGAGAACCTGAACCTGAACACAGCTCGTAGGAATGAGAACCTGAACCTGAACAC